TTGTGGTATAAAAACTCAACAGGTGCATGGGTAGAAGTCGGTAGCGATGATTGGAGAGCAAGCTGGGCATCAATTACAAGTTCTGCAGGAAATCCAGCAGTTAACTCGAGCGGAACAGATTCAATTTCAATTGATGGATCTGCACCAATTGCACTAAATGGAGCTACTGTAACAACAACTGCACAAGATATTAACGCAGCAGCAGTTTCAGGTGTTACAGCATCGGTCAACGAAGCAGGAGCATTAGAAATTTTTACTTCTAATGACACTATTACTATTGCTAATGGCTCAGGCACACCATTGACTGATCTAGGAATTACAGCAGCTACGTATGCATCACCAACAGTTGCAATTGCACCTCATACGCAAGTACCAGAATTTAAATCAATTGACACTACTCCACGTCCAACAGGTTCTATTTGGTTAAAAACTACTGAACCAAACGGTGGCGCAAACTTCCGTATTAAAGTTTATAATGGAGATACTCAATTATGGGATACTGCTACTGCACCTTTATATACATCTAATGAAAGTGCAATTTACAACTTAGATAGATCAGGTGGCGGGCAAAATCTAGCAACAGGAGACATTTATGTAAAAGTAAATGTCGAAGGCGACACCCAAACTTTAGCAAATTGGAAAATTTATCGTCGTAAAACTGTAGGTGCAACTACAATTATTTCACCAAAGTTTACTGCAGGTTCAGTAGCACAAGGAAATAACGTTTCATTTACAATAGACGAAACTAAAGTTAACAGCGCATCATATACAGGTTCACCTAAAACTGTAACATTTGTAGGAACAGGCGCATCAGGAGACGCTGATTTAATGGCAGGCGCAATTAACGCAGCAGGAATGACTAACGTTATTGCAAGTGTTGATAGCTTAAACAGAGTTGTTATTAGCCACAAACTAGGCGGCGAAATTAAAATTGTAGATACAAGTGGTGATTTTACATCAGCAGGTTTTGCACCTTATGATTCAAGTGATCCTAGTACAACTGCAAATCTTTATTATGCACCAGGAACTGGCGCTGGCACAAGCCCAGCACAATATGTTGCAACTAACTGGCAAGTTCTAAGCTATACAGCAAGCGATGACGAGCCACTAGAGCTTACAGCAGACGGAGAACTATGGTATAGTTCAGTTGTAGACGAAGTTGATATTATGATTCACAATGGTGATGACTGGGTAGGATATAAGAACTATAGTGGTCCTTATAACAATACTAATGACAACGGTCCACAAGTTTCTGCAAGTGCTCCAACTGTTCAAGACAACGGTGATCCGTTAGTTGACGGCGATCTTTGGATTGATACTTCAGATTTAGAAGAGTTTCCAAATGTTTATCGTTGGAATGGAACTTTAGATGAGTGGATACTTGTTGATAAAACAGACCAAACTACTGAAAACGGTATCTTATTTGCAGATGCACGTTGGTCAGATGCAGGTTCTAACTCAGAAGCAGCTGATATTTCCGAGCTACTAACAAGTAACTACAAAGATCCAGATGCTCCAGATCCAGCACTATATCCAAAAGGTATGTTACTATGGAACCTACGTAGAAGCGGCTTTAATGTCAAGCGTTTTGAGCGTAACTACATTGATGTAGCAGGTGACAACATTAGATTCCCTGTAACAACAAACCTTGGTGTTGATACATATGATTTTGCGGCAGGCGCAGATCAATCAATGGATGGATATTATCCACACCGTTGGGTTACTGATTCGGGCAACAACGAAGATGGATCAGGTACATTTGGACGTCATGCACAACGTAAGTCAGTAATACAAGCACTACAAGCTGAAGTTAACAGCAACCAAGATGTACGTGACGAAGAATCACGTCAGTTTAACTTGATTGCAACTCCAGGTTATCCAGAACTAATTGGTGAAATGATTACACTAAACTATGACAGACGTTTAACAGCATTTGTTGTAGGTGATTCACCAGCTAGACTAACACCAGATGCAACTTCACTAAACGAATGGGCATCTAACGTAAGACTAGCAGTTGAAGATAACGACAACGGCGCAGTTAGCTTCGATGAGTACATGGGCATGTATTATCCATGGGGCTTCACAAGTGACAATGCAGGTAACAACGTTGTTGTTCCTCCAAGTCATATGGCACTACGTACACTAGTACTAAATGACCAAGTGGCATTCCCCTGGTTTGCACCAGCAGGTACAAGACGTGGCGGTGTTACAAACGCAACAGCTTCTGGTTACATTAACTCAGAAGGCGAATTTGTTTCAGTAGCACTAAACACTGGACAGCGTGATACACTATACAGCAACAACATTAACCCAATCACATTTATTAGTGGTGCAGGTTTAGTTGTGTTTGGTCAGAAGACTCGTGCAAGAAATGCTTCTGCACTAGATCGTATTAACGTAGCACGTCTAGTTGTTTACATGCGTGGCCAGCTAGAGAAATTGGCAAGACCATATCTATTTGAGCCAAACGATAAGATCACACGTGATCAAATCAAAGCGGCAGCTGATGCGTTCTGTTTAGAACTAGTTAGCTTAAGAGCTTTATATGACTACCTAGTTGTATGTGATGAATCAAACAACACACCAGCTAGAATAGACCGTAACGAGCTATATCTAGATATTGCTATTGAGCCAGTTAAAGCAATTGAATTCATTTACATTCCATTGCGTATTAAGAACACTGGTGAGATTGCTGCACTAGGCTAAAAATAGAGGCCCCTCAGCAATGGGGGGCCAATTGGATAAATACATATAACGTATTAGGAGAATAGAATGCCAATTACAACACTACAGAACATATCAATCCCAACAGAGGGATCAGGTTCTAACAGTTCGCTATTAATGCCAAAACTGCAATACCGCTTTAGAGTATTGCTCGACGGCTTTGGTACAACTGGTGGACCAGACGGTGTAAGAGAAATTTCAAGACAGGTTGTAGACGTAACTCGTCCAAACTTGAGTTTTGAACAAATTACCATTGATGCATATAACAGTAGATCATATCTAGCTGGTAAGCATACATGGGAACCAATTACATTAACACTAAGAGAAGATGCAAACAACAACGTACAAAAAATTGTTGGTCAGCAACTTCAAAGACAGTTTGACTTCTTTGAGCAAGCAAGTGCTGTTGCTGGTGGTACATATAAATTCCAAACTAGAATTGAAATACTAGACGGTGGAAACGGTAATGCTGGCGGTGCGCAAGTACTAGACAGATTCCATTTAGTAGGATGCTACGTTGAATCAGCAAACTACAATACACTAGCATATGCAACAAACGATCCTGTAACCGTAGCACTAACTATTCGTTACGACAACGCTATCCAATACGGAGCAGACGGCGATGGCGAAAACGGTATTGGTGAAATTACTACTAGAGCAACACAAGGCGCTTCAGGTGGTACACAAGTTACTGGTGGTACTAACTTCGTTTAATCTAAAGATTAAACTGTCATTCTATTCAGGCGGGGATCTTATTCGGTCCCCGCTTTTTTATTATATACGCAGTTATAGTACGAGATAAATATTACTATGAGTATAGATCCTTATTTAATTAATAGTAATAGTGACTTGCACCTAAGAGATGCAAGACATGCACATCAATTGTATACCCAACATAACTTCGCTTTAGCTCCAAAGATGAAGTTTCTATACCATGTGGTATTTGAATTTAGTGCTCCTGTTTCTTTTATTCCTAATAGTGACCAGTTTCGGAAAGAGTTAGGTGTTCTTGCAAATGAAGTATCATTGCCTTCTTATAGACTTGATGTTGATACTAAACATCAATATAATAGAAAAAAGAATGTTCAAACTGGTATTAACTATGATGAAGTAACATTTGGATTTATTGATGATAATACCGGTATAACTAGAGCATTAATGGAAGAATACTACCGTTTTTATTATAGAGACGGTGGCAAACACGAAAATGGCGCAGCATTTGATTTTGGTGCTAGAGATAAATTTACTAATTCTGTTCCTCGATATGGATTAGATAATCTTGAAGGCAAAGGTGGCGCATTTTTTAAGGCTATAAGAATCTATCAGCTTGCAAGACAACAATGGGTATCATATACTCTTGTAAATCCGTTAGTAACATCATTTAAACATGATGATTTATCGTACCAGGACGGTGCAGATATTACTATGAATACTATGAATATAGCATATGAAGCTGTAATGTATGATTCAGGTAAAGTCAGCCCAGGCGGCGATCCACCAGGATTTACAAGCGAAGAAACACGTTATGATAATGTGTTTAGTCCGTTACAAACTGGCGGTGGTGGTGGCGACAGTGGCGGTGTTGGCGGCTTAATACCATCTTTGATTAAACAAGGATCTGATATTTTAAGAGGTGCAGGTTTATTCAATTCTTTCCCTGGTGTTTCAAATAATAGTTCAAGAAACGGCGATCCTCTAGGAACTTTAAATAGTATAGTTAATTTTAGCCGTAATCCTACTATTGGTGGCGTACAACAAATAGTATTTCCAAAACCTAATACAAGAGCAACTAGTACATTATCAAATTTATTAGATAGATCAGTTAAAAACTTAGATAGCGATGTTATTAGAAGAACGTTAACAACTAATAGATCTGCACTAAATTCAACTGTAAGGCGATCTTTATCTACAGGCGCTTATAGTTCTGATTGGAATAGTTCAAATTTTGATCAGTTTAATAATCTGTCTAGAAATGCACAAACTGCAATAGAAAACGAAGTTGTTGATCGTGCTTCGAGCGGCGACAAAAAGATACAACAAATTGCTAGTCAAGTAATTAGTTCAATTAGGGGTAGAACAACATAATGTCAACATTATCAAATTTAGATACAGATCCTTCAAATGATACTACAAAATATTTCAATAGGTTTTATGAAGAAGATATATTTTATAAACCTAGTGAAGTAGATGCTGTTATAGGATATTTTTTAAAAAGAAATTTTAGCGAAGTTTCTGCTGTAAATACTGCATCAGTTATATTACAACAAGCAGCTAGAGATAAAATACCTGCATACGAATTAATTGACACATTAAAAGGAATTACAGACGTACAATTAAGTAATATAGTTGCACAAATTCTTAATTTAGATCGTTCAAATTGTAGTACTATTGGATATAGAATTACACCTGTAACAGAACTTTTCGATCAGCGTAATATCATAGTATAATGGGACGTTTTGCACAAGGTAAATTTAATCTAAAAAACCCTGAAAAGTATGTAGGTAATAGAACTCCTACATACCGTAGCGGATGGGAATTTACTTTTATGAAATTTTGTGACGAACATCCTAGTGTTAGTCAGTGGGCTAGTGAAGCAATAAAAATACCTTACCGTAATCCTTTAACTGGTAGGCATACTATCTATGTTCCAGATTTTTTTATTGTTTATTCAGATAGAGGTGGTAGACAACGTGTTGAACTTATTGAAGTAAAACCTAAAAATCAAGCACTTAAAGAAAAACTAGGACGTTCAAGAGCTAACCAAGCACACTATGTTGTTAACCAAGCAAAATGGGAAGCAGCACGAGCATGGTGTAAACAAAATAAAATATATTTTCGTATTGTAACAGAAGACGATATATTTCACAATGGTAAAAGAAGATAAATAATAGTAGCATATAATGGAAGCTACGATGACAAAAAAGTTAGAAGATTTATTAAATTTACCAGATTCTAAAGAAATAATTGAAGAAGCTGAAGCCCAAGAAGTTGAACAGCACAAACATGAAATAGAACGTGAACAAACATTTCGTGATATAGCAGAATTTGATAAAATTAATTCTGCGTTACCTGCTGTTAAAGGCCTAGGCGATATGGCAGATAAAGAATTAAATGAAGTAGCAGATAAAGCAATGCAAGCCTATGAAGATTTAATGGACTTAGGTATGAATGTAGAAAGCCGTTATGCTGGACGAGTCATGGAAGTTGCGGGTAACATGCTTAAAACTAGTTTAGATGCTAAAACAGCTAAACTAGACAAAAAATTAAAAATGATCGAACTACAACTTAAAAAAGAAAAGATGGACCGAGATAGTGGAGCATCAGATGATGGTATGATCAATGGCGAAGGTTATGTAGTTACTGATCGCAATAGTCTGTTAGAACGCTTAAAAGGTCTTGATAAAGATAAATAATACATATAGAACAGGATCATTGCGCAATGAGAACATTTACAGATATATTACATGAATCTAAAAAAGTCTACCCTTTTAAAATAGGTGTTGCTGGAGAACTACCTGAAGGTTGTGTAGACAGTTTAGAAACAGCATTAAAACGTTTTAACATTTCCAAAATGTCTACAGGAAAGAAAACACCAATACAAACTAGACCACTAGACTTTCCTCAGTTAGAAAATGTAGAAGTAACTTATTTTGAAGTAGACTTACACTATCCAACTACTACCCAAGTACTACAGGAATATTTAGGTAAAAGCTGCGGCATTGATCAATCACACATTATTGTGCGCAATCCAAACGAACCACAAGAGCTATATCAAGAACCTGCTACTGATGCACCGTACGAAACACTTCTAGATAAAGAAGATATGGGTGGAGAAAGTGCGCAAGCAGATGTTGGCGAAAATCGTGTAATGGATCTATTAAAAGAATTAGAAAAAGCTCGCAAAGAAACTGCTGAGGAGGCAAACTAAAATGAATATGAAAAAACTAATCGAATCAATGGACCGTATTGAAGAATGCGGTGGAATGGATGAAGGTGGAATGATGCCTCCAATGGGCGGACACGAAGGTTCACCAGTTTCAATGAATGTATCACTAAACGCAAGCGGCAAAGATCATGTTGCTGATTTAATTGACATGATGAAAAATGCAGGTATGCAGGCAGCAGAACCAGTAAGTGCTAAAATGCTTTCACCACGTATGGATATGGAAAGACTACGTGGTATTGTAGACGGACCAGAAGAAAGTATTGAAGAAGATGCTGATCCTAAAGTTGCGTCAATGATTGCTAAGTTTGTAGACGAAATGGATACAGATATGATGTACTATGGCCAACCTGACGTTGCTAAAGTAGGTGCATTAATCAAACAAGGTAATATAGAGGATGCTGCCGGAGAAATGGCAGATGCTATGGCTGATCAAGATGGCGGCAGTGATAAGTTTGACATGATAATGCAGAGGGCTCAAGAATATATTGAAGATTATATGGGAGATATGGACGAAGCATATGCTAACGAGCCAGAAGAAGAATATTCAGACATGAAAACTATGACTAAAGACTTGTCTGGTGGTATCAACCGTGAAAAGAAAGCATACGCAAAAGCACAAGACGGTGACAATGCAATGGCTGTAGAAGCTATCAAAGCACAGCTAATGGCAGCACTTGGTGAAAAAATGGATCCTGTTGGTAAAGAAGACGATGACGTAGATAACGACGGCGATTCAGATAGTTCAGACGAATATTTAAAAAAGCGTAGAGCTGCTATTGCAAAAGCAAGAGCTAAGAACAAATAATTTGGAGGCTTAGTATGTCTATAACTACTATTAGCACTATTGAAGACTTTTGGGCACTTGTAGACGAGTGTCGAGCTGAAGGAATGGCAGACTGGGATCAAGCAATGATTCAAAAAATAGGCCAAATAGTGAAAGATAGCGATTTTCCAATCAACAAAATTACAGATAATTTAGATAAATCTAGAACAGAATGTTTACGTTTAGCTGCTGAAGCTGGTGTATCAGGTTTTACAAGATTTAATTAAGTATAAATTCAATAGGCGTTTCGGCGCCTATTTTTCTGACTAAATATTTGCATGAGCAAATCATTAGACGGCGTACTAACTAAAAAAGCCAATAAAAAAGAACAATATACAAATGCACAAATAGAAGACCTTGTTGCATGTATGGATCCCGATGAAGGCTACTTACATTTTGCAAAACACTTTGCTCACATTCAGCACCCTGTAAAAGGCAAGTTGCTGTTTGATCCTTACGAGTATCAGTTAAGACTAATGCATAGTTATCACAGTTATCGCTTTAACATTAACATGATGCCTAGACAAACAGGAAAGACTACATGTGCTAGTATCTATCTTGCTTGGTATGCAATGTTTCATCCAGACCAAACTATTCTTATTGCTGCACACAAATATACAGGTGCGCAGGAGATTATGTCACGCATACGCTTTGTGTATGAAACGTGTCCAGATCATATTAGAGCAGGCGTTACAAGTTACAACAAAGGTAGCATAGAATTTGAAAACGGTTCACGTATTGTAAGCCAAACAACAACAGGCAACACAGGACGTGGTATGTCTATCTCACTACTATACTGTGACGAGTTTGCGTTTGTGCAGCCTAACATTGCGGAAGAGTTTTGGACTTCAATATCACCTACACTAGCAACAGGTGGTCGTGCTATTATTACAAGCACACCAAACTCAGACGAAGATACTTTTGCAACTATTTGGAAACAAGCAGAACAAAAGTTTGACGAATATGGAAACGAAAGCGATGTAGGTATCAACGGTTTTCATTCATTTAGAGCAGAATGGCATGAACATCCTGATAGAGATGAAAAGTGGAAAGCAGATGAAATTGGACGTATCGGTGAAGAAAAGTTTAGACGTGAATATGGTTGTGAATTCTTAGTATTTGACGAAACATTAATTAACTCAATCAAACTTGCAGCCATGGATGGCGGCAACCCTATTATTAATATGGGACAAACACGTTGGTACAAGAAACCAACTAGCCAATATACATATGCAGTAGCACTTGACCCTTCAATGGGTACAGGTGGAGATAATGCTGCTATACAAGTGTTTGAATTACCAACATATGTGCAAGTAGCAGAATGGCAACATAATCAAACAGGTATACCAGGACAAATACGTATCATGTCTGATATTTGTAAGTACATTGCAGAAGAGTCTAAAACAACAAATAATATATATTGGAGCGTAGAAAATAATGGGTTGGGAGAAGCCGCACTTATTGTTATCAATGATTTTGGGGAAGAAAATATCCCTGGTATGTTTGTTAGCGAACCCATACGCAAAGGACACGTTAGAAAGTTCCGAAAAGGATTTAACACAACGCACAGCACCAAAGTTACAGCTTGTTCCAGACTCAAAACAATGATCGAAAATGATAAAATGATTGTACACTCAAAGCCTTTAATAAGTGAACTTAAAGGCTTTGTTGCAACAGGATCTAGTTATCAAGCAAAAAGTGGCATGACTGATGACTTAATAAGTGCAACACTATTAGCATTAAGAATGATGAGTGTACTCAAAGATTGGGATCCAAGGGTGTATAACACATTTAATCAAGCAGAAGATTTAGAAGATTACGAACCACCAATGCCAATCTTTATTAGTAGCAGCTATTAGATAAATACATTATGAAAGATTTAAATAAAATAGGCGAAGAGCTTTTTAATAAAATCAGAGGACGTTTTCCTAACGTAGTAATAGGAGACGAAGCAGGCACTGTGGTAAATGAACCTTCTGCTGCACGTTTCTTTGATTTCGATTATACAGAAAGCAGTAAAAAATTAGGTAAAGTTAGTATTAGTATTTCAGAAGATGACGGACTAACTGTTATATATTCGAAAGATTTTATTGCAGCAGAAAGCGAACTAACACAAAAAAATTGGTATGATTTTTTAAAAGAATTGCGTGTGTTTAGTAAAAAACGTCTATTAGATTTTGATGTAAGAGACATTAATAAATCAAATTTAACTAAAAGAGATTATAAATTTTTAGCAACAAATCGCTCTGGGGACGAAACAATGACAGAATCAAAGTTATATGGAACAGCTCGTGTTAGCTATCAAAACGTGGGCGAAGCACGTATTATGATTAAGCACACTGAAAACATCAATCAAGAAAGTGCAACGGGCCGCGTCCAAAAAATTGGAAAGATCTATATCGAAAGTGCAGACGGAGAAAGGTTTAAATATCCATACAAGCATCTAAGCGGTGCTAGAGCAATGGCCATGCATGTAAGCGAAGGTGGCAACGCATATGACGACTTTGGTAAGCACATTGTAGGACTTTCAGAAGAACTAGCAAAGCTACGCAAGTTTAAAACTTATATGGGTCGTAGTGCTGTAATGGCAGAAAGCCTAGCAGGATACATGGATATTGTTAAAGAGCGTATATCAACAGTTAAGAAAACAATTGAGTCATTACAAAAACCAGCATATTACAAAGAAACATTTGAAGCATTTAATCCCCCAGTACTAGAAGATGTTCCAAGTGATGTTGCTGAAAACTGGATTGACGAACTAACTATTAAACAGTTCAACGAAGAACTACAAGATATATTCCCTTACATTTACAACCTAGTAAAAGAAGGCACAAAGGCAAAAGAACTAGGTCCAGATGATCTAGTAGACGAAGGCGAGCGTCACGGCAACGATAAAATGTATGACAAGTGCTGGGACGGTTACAAGAAAGTACCAGGCAAGAAGCGTGGCGAAAAAGGTTCGTGTGTAAAAGAAGAAGATGAGCTAGAAGAATTGTTTAACCAATCACTAGGCCAGTTTGCAGAAGGTGAACCGACTATTAGTCAAATGAGTGACGACGATTTAGCAGACTATTTAGGCGTTGATGTAGAAGAAGTAAAGGCTGATAGAGAAGCAGCAGAAGAAGCAGCAAACGAAAAATCAATGGATCATGCAGAAGCAGATGATACTATTGATGTTAAAATGACACCAGATGGCGGAATTGAAAAGGCCGACAAGAAAGAACAAAAAATTCCATTAGGCGAATTTATACTATCATACTACGATAGAGAAACAGGCGAGTTCCCAAAAGGCGAAACTGCCGTATTAACTATGATAGAAAAAGATTACGGTGAGCAGTTCATAGAACCTGCTAAGGCGTTTATCGAAAAAATTAATCAAACTTTTGAAGAATTCCAGATGCGCACACAACCACAGCAGTTGGATACACAAGAGTTTGATAGAATGAGAGAGTTAGCGGGTTTAAGATAATCCGCTAACTTTTTAAAAAAATTTACAAAAAGTACTTGACTTTTGGTAAATACGATTGTATAGTATTAACTGTGCTATACAAATAAGGCACAAAGCACATAGGCATAACATATAGGAGGCACAAACTATGGCATCATTAGCAGAAATCCGAGCAAAGCTCAAAGAACAAGAGAACCGTTCATCAGGTAACTCAGGACCAAGTGGTCCAAACCCAATTTACCCATTTTGGAATATGAAAGAAGGCGAGAGTGCAACTCTACGTTTCCTTCCTGACGGTAATTCAGACAACACTTTCTTTTGGAAAGAACGTTTGATGATTAAACTTCCATTCGCCGGTGTAAAGGGTGAAACAGATTCTCGTCCAGTACAAGTACAAATTCCTTGTATGGAAATGTACGGCGAATCCTGCCCAGTACTTAACGAAGTACGTGGTTGGTTTAAAGATCCAAGTCTTGAAGATATGGGTCGTAAGTATTGGAAAAAGCGTTCTTATATCTTTCAAGGTTTTGTAACGGATAATCCACTAGCCGATGACGAAGCACCTGAGAATCCGATCAGACGCTTTATCATTGGTCCACAAATCTTCCAGATCATTAAGCAAGCCCTTATGGATCCAGACATGGAAGAGTTGCCAACAGATTATACTGCTGGTGTTGACTTCCGTTTGAACAAGAGTTCAAAAGGCGGTTATGCAGACTATTCAACATCTAACTGGGCACGTAGAGAGCGTCCATTGTCAGATGCAGAAATGAATGCAGTTAACACACACGGCTTGTTTGATCTAAATGACTTCCTACCTAAGAAGCCAGACGAAACTGCTGTCAAGGTTATGCAAGAAATGTTTGAAGCGTCAGTAGACGGTGAAGCATATGATCCTGATCGTTGGAGTAACTACTTCCGACCTGCCGGCATGGCAGCACGTACAGGTGACCCAAATGTAGCGGCAAGTGCAGGCGCAACTGCTACAAGCCAAAGTGCTCCTGCACCTGAAGCAGAACCTGCTCCAGTAGTAGAGGCAGCACCAGCACCAGAGGTTGCGGCAGCACCTGCAGGCGACGGCGGCGCACAAGACATTCTTGCAATGATCCGAGCACGTCAAGGATAGTAAAACAATACAACAGCTATTAACGAAACCGAAGCAGAGATTCATGGTTTACCTGTCAACACTTCAAAAGTTAATAGCTGTCACGCTTTTTAGATTAGGAGATTAATTATGGCTAATAAGGCATTCGATCCTACTAAGTTTCGAACATCGCTAACAAAATCCATTCAAGGTATGAGTGCAGGATTTAACGATCCCACTGATTGGATTAGCACAGGCAACTTTGCACTCAACTATCTTATTTCAGGTGATTGGAACAAAGGTATTCCACTAGGCAAAGTAAGTGTATTTGCTGGTGAGTCTGGTGCAGGTAAATCATATATCTGTTCAGGTAACATTGTAAAGTCAGCACAAGATCAAGGTATCTTTGTAGTACTGATTGACTCAGAGAACGCACTTGACGAAGCATGGCTACAAGCACTTGATGTAGATACATCAGAAGATAAACTACTAAAACTTAACATGTCAATGATTGATGACGTAGCTAAGACCATTAGTACGTTTATGGCAGACTACAAAGCAATGAACGAAGAAGACCGTCCTAAGGTATTGTTTGTTGTTGACTCACTAGGTATGTTGTTAACACCTACTGACGTGGATCAGTTTAACAAGGGCGATATGAAAGGTGATATGGGTCGTAAGCCTAAGGCATTGACTTCACTTGTTCGTAACACTGTTAATATGTTTGGTTCACACAATGTAGGACTTGTAGCAACTAATCACACGTATGCATCGCAAGATATGTTCGACCCAGATGACAAGATTAGTGGTGGTCAAGGCTTTATCTATGCATCTTCAATTGTTGTAGCAATGAAAAAACTAAAACTAAAAGAAGATGAAGATGGCAACAAGATCAGCGAAGTGCGTGGTATTCGTGCAGCCTGTAAGGTTATGAAAACACGTTATGCTAAACCGTTTGAAGGTGTACAAGTTAAGATTCCATACGAAACAGGTATGAATCCATATAGCGGCTTGCTTGAATTGTTTGAAGCAAAAGGCGTTATTGTTAAACAAGGTAACCGTTTACGTTATGAAACAGTTGACGGTGAAGAACTACTTGAATATCGTAAAAACTGGAACGGCGAACTACTCGATAAGGTAATGTCAGATTACTTAATTAAAGAGGCTTCTGTGGTAAATACCTCTGAAGTTGACGAAGAAGCAACTGACATAGAAACCCAAGTCGAGGAGTTTGTAGAAAATGCTGAATGAAGAACAAATAGCTGATGTATGGATGCTATTTAAAGAATATCTAGATAAAAAACAAATAGAGTTAGTTGCAGAACGGTTTGTTGATATGCTTGCTGACTACGGAACAAGCGACGAAACACTTAAAGAAGTTATCGGCAATGCTGACACCAGCTTGGATAATGCTATCTATTATTATTTAGAAATTGACGAAGATTACGACGATTATGAGGATGATTAATGGGTTGGTACAGTGAAGTTAGCCGCAATATAGGAAAAATACCTGATGCAATTAACTACTTTGAAACTGAACTTGTACAAGCAAAAGCAGAATGCAAACTTGTAGGTAATGTTGAAAAATCAGCAGCAGCAATGCCTGGTATTGTTGAACATCGTTTTAATCAATTACAAGAAATAGAAGCCATACTAAATTATTTGAATATAGAGCTACGTAGATTGCGTAGCTCTTACTTCAAAAAATATCTTGAAAACTATCAACGAGCTCTGTCAAGCCGTGACGTTGAAAAATACGTTGACGGCGAGGCAGACGTTGTTGACTA